TGCACAATGGGGTTTTCACCTGAAAAGTGCGCCCAATACACCTTGTCAGATTCTTGGCACCAGATCTCCCAAAGCTCTGCTTTTCCTTCCTGCTTGTTGTTGTCGTGTAACTTGCTGTTCTTGTAAACATCAGGGAAGGCATCGTAATTGAAATCAGATGCAATATCCTTGCCAAAAACAGATTCAGCCTTTTCGCGTGACAGAAAAGCGCGTTGTGCTTGCCATTCAACTTCTGATTCGTTTCGTGCATCTGAGCACACGTAATCAGCGTAATTGACCACCTTAACGATGGCGCGTTCTGACTCTTTGACCTCAACCTGGGCCTGATAGATTATCCGGCCATCTTCTCCAGCGATTGCTTCAGCGGGGTCTTGGTCAAACGGCGTGCCGTCAGGGTAAAGCAAACCACCGTCTGGCCCAGGGATGATAAGCATCTCCTCAAAGACGGTCTTAAACTTTGGCTCATACATGGCCCAAAGTACTGCCTGGCCGGTAAGCAAAAATTGCAGGGCCGCGTTATAGCCTACCTGGTCAAAGTTAAACATGCTGTCTAGCTGATACTGGACAACGCGCTCCATAATGACGGCGGCGGTCTCGTGTAACGAGTTACCAGTGCGTTTCCTGAGTAGTACCTCGGCTTTTGGCGTGCTAGAATAGAAAGCTGGCAGGAGTGTATTGTTGCAATACCACCAAACGTTAAGCCTGCGGTCTATGTCTTTGAGGATGCCTACTTCTTTGCGGCCGTTGAATAGGCGGATAGATTCTTCGGCGGTACGAACAAACGGCTTGCGGCGCTCTTCAGCGGCGGTAATCTGTGTCTTCCAGTAGGATGGAGAAAACCGTTCAGTAAGAGGCTTGATTTTGTTTGTTTTCATTGATTACACTGTAGCTCGCCGGTTTTCTTTTCGTATCTTCTGAATATACGCATCAAGGCGCACCCGTCCCTTATTGAAGACAGGCGGCGTATCCTCCCATTTGCCTTCAAGCAGCCGTTCTTTGCACAAATACCGCAAAGCATCCACCATGTGGTCATCGCCCGTGGTGTCGGCATCTTCCATGTTTTTTTTGTCTATTGGGATGGATGGTAGCGATTCTATCAAATACGGGCAAGTACTAAAAACGTATAGCATAGGCGGGTTTGACACCAGACGCTGCCTGATTTGTGACCAGCCAGATAACCTATCATTATCTGCTCGCTTAATAGTGGGGTGTCTCCGCTTGGCCAGTTCGGCGTTTATCTGGTCGGCTATGCTTGGCCCTCCTTCGTGTTTGAATATACTTGGGTCTCCAACGCATATAGGTTGTTCGTCCCGTGAGGATCCTGCAATTTGAATCCCTTGTGACACGTTATCAACGAGTTTTCCCCACAGTTCACGATAAATGATGACCGCTCCCTTAGGGTACGGGACTTCTCTTCCCTGGTCGTCTTTGCCCGTAGATACAGCGCCCCAGCAAGCAGCAAAGGGGCTAGAGTAACCCCAGTCAAAGCCCATATACCTAGGCCAGTGCTCAGGCACACGAAAAGGACTAACAATGTGTTTAGCGCCAAACTCAGGGAAAAAGCTACCTTCATGAATTTCAAAATCTCCTTCTAGCCACGCTCTGACCAGCTCAGGGCTACCTACCATGTGCAGCCGGTCAATATATTCAGGGTCTTTAGCCAACAAAATTTTGTTATCGTGCACCCGGCTTGGAATATAGATATACTTGACCACCTTGCCGGTTGGCAGTTGGTAATCAAGAATCTTCATGCCGTTAGGTTCTGGCCTGATAAACAGCTCTTTTAGCCATTTGTGACCTACGCCACCGGGGTTGAAGGTAAGTATAACCTGGCCGTGCCCGCTACCTCGAAGCGCTCCGAACAGCTTAAAAATGGGGCTTGGGTCGGCGTAGTTTCCGGCTTCTTCCACGGCACAGTCTGAGATGTTTTGCCCCTGGTACTTTTGGGCGTCATCATCATTAGCCAATGGCCTAAACCGCAACCGTGCGCCGTTTGGAAACGTAAACTGCTTTTTTTGCTCCTGCCAATGGGCTTTTAGTGGCAGGTAAATCTGTTTGGCGCGTTCTATAAGGTCATCCGCCTGCGGGAGCTCTTTGCGGAAAAATACGGCGTTAAAAGCTGGCCCTAGCAATTCCTGCTTAACCGCAAACTTGCCAAGTACGCCGTCAGTTTTTCCGCCACCTCTCGCTCCGCCATACCCTATAAGCGGCAATGGGCAATGGATTAGCACCTCCTGCGGACCCGATTGCGGAGCCCATACAACTTCTTCTGGTTGTTCTACTTCAGGTTGCAGCTCTACCATTAAGCTTTGCGCCTAATTGCTACCAGAACGAGGATGACATTGCATTTAGGGTTGTTACAATAAAAGCTACCAACCTCACAGCCGGTAGCTTCATCAATCAACAACCAACCACAATCGCAGCGCTTTGGTGTCATACGTCTGGCCCACCCGTGAGAAACTTCCAATGGGTAAAGTTGTCAAATGGCACGGGTTCATTACGTATCACCCAGACACCTACCTTACCGTCAAAACTGCCTACCTCTTGGCTACCATCACGGCCATACAGCAACACACGGTGGCCGCTTTTAGGCTGGATATCCGTTACGTCTAGCCACTGCTGCTGGCGGTTAAGCATCAAGCTATCAATGGCATGTCGCTCAAAACTACTTTTGTCATGCTTTACCATGCTACTACCCTATAGCTTTATAAGTGATTAACAACATACAAGCACACGCAATAAACCCTACAACAGATACAATACACGCAAGTGCGTAATCAACAAATTTGCACATAATGGCTAACCTAATCTCTCCAGCAATCCGCCGAATTCATCCCAGGTCATGTTAGAAGCGCGTTTTAACGCTACCAGTTCTGATGGCCAGAAGGTATACCTATTCTTCTCTCTCACGTAATAATCAATGGACGGCATCCCCAGGTACTGAGCAAAGTCAGCACGGCTCATCCTACAACGCGACCTGCAATAACGATAAAGGGTAAATGGCGGCTTGTTAAGCTGGTGAAGGTACCCCAACTTCCAAACGTTGGTAGGGTCAAAGGTAGCAAAAGCGTCCCTAGTACCTAACTCAGCATACACCTCAGCCATAGTCCTAGGACCAGCCTTGCCGGTAATCTGAGATGCTTGATACCGCTTCAGCGCCAGGTTAGCGGTATCTTCATGCACCGGCTCCTTCCGGTAGGGCTTCGCTTCCTTCACTCTCACTCCGCTTCAAATACCGTTTCTCAAAGTCCTCAGCGGTCATAGGCTTGGCACTCACCACAGCTCTAACCTCGCCCACATGCTCAATGACCTGACTCTCCACCCAGCCAAGCTTGGTCTTAACCAGGTGCAGCAGCAGCGCCGTATTACCGCCCAGCGCTTCCTCCACAGCCTTAGCCGCCAGCTTCTTACGCATCTCACTAGCGCCAGCATTGAACTCAGCACTGTAGTACTTATCAAACGTGTTATACGCCATGCCAAGGGCCAAAGCTACCTGACCCTTACTCATACCAAGGCCAGCCATGGTAACCGTCTGGCGGGCAAACTGAGGGCTTTTAACGTGACTCTTACTAGGCACCACTAGCGGCACCTCTGGGATGCTAATGTCTACGTCATCCATAACACTGTTATACTAGGGGTAGGACTTCAACATGGAAGGGGATATAGGTACCATACAACACCCCCCCATTTTAGAATCACGTTTGAGAAAACTCAATGGAGCAGCCTAAAACGGAGCGGGACCCCTATCCTATTTCCCTCTGTTTTCGCCTATTTACGTCTAATCCTACCCTACCCCTACCCTAATCCTACCCTACCCTGCAGGAGCACTAGTGCTTAACGTATCCACTACTACTACTACTACTACTAGTAGTGCTTAACGTATACCCCTAGTGCTTAAGGTACACTGCTGTCCGCTCCACACTACTACTCTACTACTCACGCCCCTCTACCCTACTAGTCGTATACGTCTATACTAGTCTAGTTCACTCTAGTATCACTATCACTAGTAGTCGTATATCACTCTTACTCTTACTAGTACTACACTATATCATTTATATATATTTCTATATCATTTTTGTGAACAGAAATTGTGTAGTCGGGGGCGTCTTTTTGTGTCTTTCCTCTATCAGGAGGGTATCATACTTTTTCCGGACTGCAACATCTTAATCACCTCAATTGTGGATAAACTGGGGGTATAATCTGTGGAAAACCTGTGGATAAGTAGTGTAAGTACTTGTAATCACTACACTATAAAATATTTTATATAATTTGTATAATTTTGCTTGACAATGTACACTACTAGTGTATACTGTAGTCATAGTAGCAATAACGCTACTGATTGATGGAGTAAGTATGACATCGATAGCGACCCTAATAATAGTAACATCCCCGGTTTGGATAGCGGTAGTGATGGAAGTGGTCACGGCAGCAATTGAATACGTATATATCAGTATCACCACCAAGTAAACTACAGCCCCCCCTGGGGGGGGCTTATACAACAACAACAAAGGAGATGACAATGAAGAGGTATCATGTACAGAACTTGTTCGGTGTAGTGAGTGAAGGTTTTGAGAAAATCGAGGACGCATGGCAGGAGCTGGAGGAGATCCGGCGACTGCAGAAGATCGGAGGAGATACGACAGCAAACTGGCTGGTGGTAATCGAAGATGGGAGTGAACGTCCTGCCTATGAGCTGATTGATTACCTCAACGAAGTATATGGTGGAGGAGTAGCCTCACAAGACTAGCCACCATGCTCCTCCCTCCCTGGGAGGAGCTTATACAACAACAACAACGAAGGAGAACAACATGAAAACACAACGGCGTAAAGAGATTTTTGCGAACGAAAGCGGGTTCAACGGGTATAACTACAGGGTAATGCATTTACCGGGAAGCAAGCGGGTAACTATACAACGGAATTATCACAATGGGTACTGGTACGACAGAAAGACTATAGATCTATACGAGTATGAACAGTGGCTGGATGCTACAGCTCACAA